CAGAATACCAATAACGACAGGTTTCCCAGCATCAAGACTTTTATCAATATCAGCAAAAGAAAGATTGTAACTAAAGTGTGACTTAACTCCATAACCTGCGAGAACTTTTGTCTGTACCGCATGGTCAGTCGTGTCACCAATCGCAAATACTTTCGTGACATATTCGTCATCACCTTTGATGCTGCCAGGCTTGAGGAAAGCAAGGCACATAGCACACGATGAACTGTTACAAGTTCTATGTGCATCTCTATAGTTGTCTACTTGATTGAAATAAGGAACTGCGAGAACCTCTGGCGTAGGTGGTTTGGTTCTGAACATTCCAATCCAATCAGTTTCTGCATCATCCAGAAATTCAGCAGGTAGGTTATCCTCTAACCATTGAACTGCTGCTACATGATTTGAATTCTTTTCGTCGTAAAATTTAAAAAAATTGTGAAGGTCTAGTGTCATCTTCCTCTCCTATGAACTCTAATGAGAAAATATCATGATCTGGAATTTCGGGATTCAACCATTCACTAAATTCAGATTGAATCGCATGGGCATCTTCAATGTTCCTGTCACAGAGAGTATGAATGCGGTCAACTGCCCAATCATGAGTTGTCTGAAGGGTCTCTTCCAAAGTTACCATAATCTTTTCGCATATAGCGTCCTAGAATATTGCTATTATAGTACGCGGGCGAACCATCGTCAAGAGACTCAATCAACACATTATTTAGGAAAAGCTGTTTGGTTTCTTCGTAGTTGCATTGTCCTTTTGTTTTGTGGAGACTAAGGATTGTTCTACTAAACGAATTTTTTCCCCAAAACTTAACATCATCTTTGAGTTCAGGACAGGATCCGTAATATGCTTTCCAATCGGACTCTGACTTAACTTTTCTAGATTTTCCTCTTGGTGTGCGGAAAGACCAGAAATACTTTCTACCAATATAACTACGACCAGTTTTATCGCAGTGTATATGATAAACAAAACCAAAATGATCTTGAATATGATCAGACTCAAATATTTCCCCATTGTAGATCCAGGGATTTTCATAACTCATATTAAAGTATCTTATGAGCTATTATTTATCTTCAACGGAGACAAACCTAGTCTAGCAATAAAAAAGCACCCCTGTCAAGAGGTGCTTAAAGTTATGTTAGGATTCAATTATCTGTTTGCTTGTCTTTCCTTATAAGCATCCAGTTCTGCCTTTCTTTGCTCTGGAGTTTTTTTAGCATCAGCATCTCTAACAGCTTGTAGAGCAGCTTGAAATTTAGGGTCAGTATTTGGTTTGTTCTTGGCATAAACATTCATAGGACCTGAAGCAGGACGACCTCTTGGATCCATATGAGTTTCAACAATTGCTTCAATAGATTCAGAATCCATTTGAGTCATAATGTATTGTGCTTCAGAGATTGTTTCTGCGTGACCAGTCTCAAGAAGATACTCAAGAACTAAATCAAATACATCAAATTCTTCCTTCTTAAGTTCTGCTGCTCTTCTTGCTGCTTTGTTTCCAGTTCCATCATAGTTCTGTTTCTTAATTGGATTTTTAGCCATGGTTGGAGTCATTGGAGTTCCACCCAGACCTTCTCTATCAAAGCGACCTCTACCAGAACCACGAATTTGTCTGATTTGAGCAACATTAGCACCTTGACCTGCCTTTGCTCTACCAGAAGCAGTAGAACGAGCAGCAATCATTTCTGCTGCTTTTGCTTTACCCTTTTCACTGGTAATTGCTTCACCAATAACCTCTTCACCAAGTCTAGAAGCGGCACCTGCTGCCTTGCTGGCGACCTTGCCAACCGCTCCTGCTGCCTTACGGAGACCTCTTCCGATCAGACTCTTTACGCCACTCTTGACTTCTTCTTTCTTCTTCTGAGCGCCGTAGGTGACCTTATGGGCGGCAGTTCTTGCTGCTCTTCTAGCAGTGTCCTTAGCGATTGAAGCAGCGATTCCTGCTCCTGCTACGGCACCAGTTACCTTTGCTTTGGCACGTCCCACAGCGGTCTTTACTGCTGCCTTACGTTCTGCTGCTTTCTTTTCACCAACCTTTGCCTTTGCTCTTTCACGTCTTTGCTCTGGGCTTTCGGTGTCACTACCATAGGTGACTTTTGCTTCATCAATATAAAGAATTGCAGCATTTGCCACAGCAGTAGTTGCTTCATCAAGCGTGTATCCAAACTCTACACACTCTTCAACGAGTTCTTCTACGATCTCTTCAATCATTTCACAGGAGATTCCATCCCCCTCTTCATAGATATTTTGATAAGAATCATATAATGCTTTTAATTCAGATCCTAACATTTTTATACTTACAGGAATTCCTGTGAGTATTTATAAAAAAAGAGGGTCCAAAGACCCTCATTTCACATCATCATTACATTTACCCAACCATTCTTTTTTGTAATCATAATCACCAAACAAATATTCATCACATTCTGCTGCTTCTTGGTATGCGTTCAGGATTGCCTGCTCGCACCATTCATCATAGTTGGAATCCTGAGAAAGTATCTTTGGTAACATCTTGTTTAATCCCCCCTACAATGTATGATTCAACTTCGGTTTCCTGTGGTGCCACTTGGAGACCCTTGGAGGAAATCCAGTGCTCAGTCCATGGAAGAGGATTATTCTTCGCAGAAATATCATAAAGTGGTTTCAGTCCAATTGCCTTCATTCTACGATTCGCAATCCATTCAACATACTGCTGTAACAGTTTGTCATTCAGACCAATCATAGAACCATCCTTGAACAGATACTCTGCCCAAAGTTTTTCCTGGTTCACGGCATTCTCAAAGGTCTTGTAGACCCACTGCTCTTCTTCTTTGGCAATACGTGCCATCTCAGGGTCATCACCTTCCTTCCACTTGTTCATAATATTCTGAGTGATGACCAAATGCTGGTTTTCATCACGAGCAATCAGTGAGATGATTTTTGCACTTCCTTCCATAAGCTTGAGTTCGCCAAACGCAAAACTACAAGCGAAGCTGACGTAAAAGCGAATACCTTCAAGAATATTAACGTTTGCAACTGCTCTGAATAGTTTTCTCTTGAGTTCATACCTTGCTTCTTGTGCGTAGGGTACTTGTTCTAAAGCATGAATCCACTCATTTGTAGAACCATAATGCTGAGCACTATTAATGAAATCGTTGTATGCCTGAGTCACACTCACGGCACGTTCCATAATACGATCCTCTTTCAGAATCGTATCAAAAACTTCAGATGGGTCCGAATAAACATTCTTGATGATATAAGTGTATGAACGGGAATGGATCATCTCCATAAACTCCCATACCTTCATACATGCCTCCAGTTCAGGTAGTGAACAGTATGGTGCGAACGCCATACCAGGTCCACGACCCTGAACGGAGTCCAGCATTACCTGATACTTCAGGTTGCTGGTGAAGATGTGTTTTTGTTCTGGGCGTAGCATATGATAATCGCTACGATCTTTTTGAAGAGATACCTCTTCAGGTCTCCAGAAGTAACCCAGTTGTTGTGTCGTTAGTTTATCAAAAATTGGATACTTGTAAGAATCATATCTTTGAATTCCTAGTGGTTGCCCAAAAAACATCGGTTGTTTCTTGGTGTCCACTTCATTTGGGTTAAAAACAGTCATTGACTCAACCACTGGTCTACCCTCTAAACCTGTTTTAAATCTTACAAGACTCACAATCTTCCTCCTCTGAATCTAGAATATCGGAAATTAAATTCTCAAGAGACTGACGGGTTTCTTCAACCTCATCATTCTTCATGTCGTGTGTATTTTGATAGTAACTGGTTTTCCAACCGTACTTATATGTAGTCAAAAGGTCCTGTGCCATCACTGAAGTAGGAACTTCATTATCTGGGTAATGCTCTGGATTATAGGACCAGTTTCCAGAAATCGCCTGATCAAAGAACTTTTGCATAACAGCAACAATATGAATATACCCACGATTGCTAGGCATATCCCAGAGCAGCGTATAATTGTTCTTAAGTGTTTGATACTGAGGAACAATCTGCTTGAGTGGTCCCTTCTTGGACTTCTTAATGGACAAGTATCCGCGAGGTGGTTCAATACCGTTGGTTGCGTTTGACACAACGGAACTGCTCTCCGATGGCATCTGTGCGGACAGAGTTGAGTTCCGCACTCCATACTGTAGGACCTGTGCTCTAAGAGACTCCCAATCATAGTTTAACTCGTTTGGAACGATTTCATCCACATCCTTCTTGTATGTATCAATCGGCAGAATTCCCTGTCCATACTTTGTGCGATGCGAATACTCACAAGCACCCTTCTCTTTGGCAAGATCAACAGTTGCCTGAATCAGATAATACTGGAATGCCTCAGTGAGATCATGTACCAGTTTCCAAGCACCAGGATCATCGTAATGCTCGCCGTGCTTGGCGAGATAATGAGCAAGACCAATAAACCCTACCCCAAGTGACCGACGTGCTCTGGTGGCGATTTCTGCTGCTCTGACGGGGTATCCTTGAAAATCAATGAGCTCATCAAGAGACCTAACAGCAAGATCGCAAAGAACTTGAAGATCTTCAAGATCCCTGATTTTGCCAACATTGACAGCAGAAAGAATACAAAGAGCAATTTCACCATCAGTATCATCAATATGTTGAAGTGGTTTAGTAGGAAGAGTGATTTCCTGGCACAGATTACTCATCTCAACTTTATCAATGAAAGAAGAGTGAGAGTTACAGTGGTCAATATTCATGATGTAAATACGACCCGTTTCAGCACGTTCTTTCAGGAGGTCCAGAAAGAGTTCTTGAGCTGCGATAGTTTTTCTTGGAATAGATTCATCTCGTTCATAACGAACATACAACTCGTCAAATCCATCAGTACCAAAAGCATCATACAAGCCAGGAACGGCGTGGGGAGAGAAGAGCGAGACCTCTTCATTGCGGATGAATCGTTCATAGAACAGTTTGGAGATTTGGATAGAATAGTCTAACTTACGAACGCGATTATCTTCGGTTCCTTTATTATTTTTTAGTACTAGGATGTCTTCTATTTCTTGGTGCCAGATTGGGAAGTGGACTGTCGCACTTCCTCCTCGTATGCCATTTTGCGTACAACAACGGACAGTTGCTTCAAACTTTTTGAGAAACGGTACAACGCCAGTGTGCTGGACTTCACCACCTCTGATTTTAGCGTTGATGCCCCTGATGCGACCTGCGTTGATACCGATACCCGCCCTTTGTGCAACATATCTGCCAATAGCCATATCGCTAGTAAAGATACTATCGAGGGTGTCATCAACATCAACAAGGACACAGCTAGCGTATTGTCTAAGTGGCGTTCGCACTCCTGCCATGATGGGGGTCGGAATGTTGATTTTGTGCTTTGAGATTGCATCGTAGTACTTCCTAACGTAATCTAAACGTGTTTCCTTAGGATACTTGGAGAAGATGGTTGCCGCAATCAAAAGGTACATAAACTGTGGCGTTTCATAAAGTGCCCCAGTGCTTCTGTCCTGCACGAGGTACTTATCAACGACCTGACGTAAACCTGCGTAAGTAAACAGATAGTCACGACTATGATCAATGAACGACTCAAGTTTTTCAAACTCTTCATCAGAATACAGTGACAAGATCTCGGTGTCATATACGCCTCTGCCCACACAACGCTCTACATGCTGTTTTACAGTAGGACAGTCATAGATACCACCAAACAACTGCTTACGAAGGGCAAACAGCAGCAGGCGGGCGGCAACGAACTGATAATTGGGATGTTCAAGATCAATCAGGTCAGAAGCAGAACGAATCAGAATCTCCTGAATCTCTGCTGTTGTAATGCCGTCATAAAATTGAATACCAGACTGCATCTCAACTTGTGATGCAGATACATTTGCGAGGTCCTTACATGCTTCTTCCACCATAACGTGGAGTTTATTTAAATCAAGAGGTTCAGTTTTACCGTTCCTTTTAACGACTTTTGTTCCGTTGCTCATATTTTCTTCCAGTTGTTAAACTTAATTTTTGCTTCTAAACCTGTGTATGTATTTGATTTTAACACATCCATAACATTAAGTCCAGTGAGCACCATATCATTGATATCTTTTTGCTCAATGGATGTTGGCCAAATAATCACCTTATCTCCTCTGTTGATGGTTTTTTCAATTCGGTTGACGATTTCTCGGTTACGTGGTTCGTTATCAAAAACGTAAATATAATTGCCCCAACCAAACGACCCAATATCAACGTCGGACCCACACATAGCAACAGCATTTTGTATAAACGTGGAGTCGAAGGGTCCCTCAACGATGTAAATGGGTTGCGAAGAATCCACTTTGTCAAGACCATAAATCTTCGGGACATCATCAGAAAGCATCACGGTAATATATTTAACAGGGTTCGGTCCGAGTGCTCTTCCCTGAAAACCAATCAAGTTACTTTCAGTATCATACATTGGTATAATAATGCGACTCTCATCCCTACCGATAGTGTCAAACGTAACTTTTTGAGTGTTTGTCCACTCCTTAAATTTGTCAGCAAAATAAAACTTTTCTGGATTCAGTTGCCTTTTTTCCAGATACTCTCTGGCGATTTGTACTTCTGATGCTTTAGGTAAATCCAGTTTCTTTTTGAAGACTGGTTTGACGAACTCAAACTTGGGTTCTTCCACAACAAAGTTTTTACCAGTGTGCCCCTCCTTGAACTTCTCCATCGTATATTGCTTATAAAGCGTTGGGTCAAGTTCCTTGAGAAAGTTATTGAAGGACATACTCGCCCCACAGTTATGACACTTAAAGTTGGTGTTATTCTTTACCGGATAAATGTATCCTCTTGTTTTGTTTTTGTTCTTCTGGGAATCTCCACAGATAGGGCAGCGAAAGTTGTAGAGATCCGCTTTGACCCGCTTAAACTTTTGTAGACGCGATGAAACGAGTCCAATATACTTGGAATCAACCAGATCCATTACAAGGGATTACTTTGCTCTTTCTATTGTAGCAGGTATTGGTTTGGGGGTCAAGAAAGAACTTATTGTTGGGACAATGCTGATTAAAAACGCAACTACAGCAATTGCTCCCACTGCTTTCCATTTAAACTGTGATATTTCTTCTACCTTTTCTTCAACCTTTTCTATTCTTTCACCAAGTTCTTTACTAATTGCTTCGTGTTGCTCTTTTGATGATACTTTAATATCCTCAATCATCTTTACGATAATATTGTCTGTTCGGTTACACTGTTCAATCTTTTCATTATGAATAGCAAGCATTTGACTGATATTTTGACTTGTCTCTCCTATCTTTTGAATCGCAGTATCAATACGCTCCATCATCTGCTCATAAACATTAATACGCTCTTCAAGCAGTGCTATTTTTGTTTCTGTAGATGATAATGGGAACATTGACTTATTGTGGTGGTTTTCTTTTCTGTAACCAGTTTTTGCGAAATCCCGTTCCGTAAATATATTTTTTACCTTTACGAACTGGTGGATCATCCCCAGCTTCCTTAGTACCAGCAATTTGTCCAGCACCAAGATTCATTGTTGGTGCTTCTTCTTTTAGAGAACGGACAATACCAATAATTCTATTAATATCCATTAGATTGAATTAAGTTCTTTTATACAGAAATTATCTTCAGGTATTTCATGAATATGAGTTTTAGGAAACTCTGGGATTCTGTTTAAGAAAACCAAAAAAGTTTTAATTGCTGGCCAAAGATCTTGTTCTAAATTATAAAACAATAATGGCACAGCAGCGTCATCAAAAACATTAAACAAGATTGTCAGATGATTTAAAATTAAATGTGTTTTTAAGACTCCAGTATTTTTATACCTTTTAAGAAGTCTTTTAACATATTTTATTCGCTTTAAATCATCCTCAAAATCTTCTTTGGTAAGAGCGTGAGGGTTATTATAAAATTTTATAGCAAATAACAAGTAGTTATTTTCATTCAACTCATCAAATCTCATACCATATTATCAGCTTTCTGGATATCTGGTGTCGTCTTCAGCGTCGTTAATGATGGTGCTTCCAGCAACAAGAGTTTCTGACTTAACTCTAAAGTTTCCGTGAGTATCAACATAAGTGGTAACGCCAACCCAACCAGCGTGTGCTACGGCATAAGCAGCATTCTTACCACCAACCGTTCTACCAGCTGCTACGTTTGTTTCAGTAGTTCCTACACCAAAGACAGCAGAGAATCTGTTTGATTTTACTTCGGGAGCAAAATACTGACCATCTTCAAGAGTGAATTTTGGTTTCTGAGTTACTGTATAACCAGCACCAGCAATCGTATTGAGTGTTGGGTGTGGGATCAGGAATTGAGTTGATGCGATTGAGATCAACGTTGCTGAAGTAATTCCAGAAACAACTGCCTGACCATAAGTAGCACCAGCACCAACAACTATAATATCGCCAGTGGCAATTCCAGCAGTTACAAAAGTTGTACCACTACCAGTTATAGTCTCAGCAGCAAGATTAATTGTTATAGTTCCAGTGAGATTGCTTAAAGAATCTTTATTGCCCCAAAGAGCCATGTTTCCTTACCTATAAATTCTTTGTATACAGATATTTATAAAAAAAGGAGACCTTATGTTTGGTCTCCCTTAAATTCACGCTCCAGGAGTTAAATCCTTTGCTCCTTTATCCTTGAGTGCTTTTTGAGCTTGAAGGAGAATGAGTGAGAGAATGCCGTTTGATTTTACCTTTGGGTTTGCTCCCAGTACTTCCGAAACTGCAAAAAGTGCGGTTGCGATCAGAGTTTGGTTAGCAAGACACCATGCGATTGCTGCTGACATAATAACCTCCGTGTGAAGAGTATCCTGTCCTATTTAGAAACAGATCACATTAAAGAACCTTTACCGTGTTTGGCAATGATTGATTGTCTCACTAAATCCATTGCTTTCTTAGTAGTTTCGGCGTGTTTCTTTGGATCAACTGGTTTTGAAGATCCGGTCTTAGCAGGAGATTGAGAAGAACGAATTCCCATACCACCTCTTTGAAGGTGAGTATCTTTCATTCTATCATAATCTTCTTCAGAAATAGTTTCTTCCGAAGCAACCATCACAATAGGATTCTTCACACCCATTGCTCTTAACTTATTCTTTACAAGATTGACCTTTGTTGGAATTGATCTTGGATCTTCAGCACCATCTTCAGTCTTTTTCATTTTTGGTTCTTTCTCATCCCCATACCCATTCTCTTCACCCAATTTTTTACCACCACGACGGGCAGTAAGAACAGCAGCAATAGCAGCCTGTCTTCGTTGTTCTTTGGTTCTACCTGCTAATTGGGGTGACTTAGATTTTTGGAAATCTGTAATTGCAGCACCCATATCAGTTTTAGCAGTGATCTTTTCATCAATCTGATCACCTTCGGGTTCATATGATGCTGATAAAGAAGTTAAGTTAACTCCTTTTTGAGAAGCCATTCTTTGCTTCATTGCCAATTCTTTTTGAGCAACATCCACTTTTTGCCTTGCGGTCAATACTTGATTAATCGCAGATGTATTTTGTTGTGGTTTTTGCTGACCTGTCTTCATTCCCATTTCAGGTCCAATTTGCTCTTTGATTCCAGTATTTTCATCTGGAAAAACTTTAATCAGTTTAGAGTTATTAACTCCCTCACCAGTAATCTTTTTGTCGCCACTCTCTTCTTTTTTCTTCTCAATTAATTCAGCAAAACCATCTTGCCAGTTGTAGTCTTCTTTGCGAGTCGCAATTGCCTTACCAACTGCGTTACGACGCTTCATCAGATACTTATCAGACTTATCACGATCACCATCATTATCCACATCACCATCTTCTTGTCCGACAGGATCTAAACCTTTACCAGACTTTGTTTTTGCGGTTGCTGCTCCTTTTAACTTTTCAGTCTTAGAAACATCACCATACTGAGTCATCTCAACAGATGAGATATTTGGATTCGCACGGAGTTCGGAAATCTTGGCACGGGTCGCCATTCTTACATAAGTATTACCAGTCTTCTTATCTGTGACTCTGATCTTATATTTTTTATCTTCCATCTCATTAAGTTGCTGAAGATACTCATTCTCTTCAACAACGACTTCTTCCTGAACACCCTCAACAAAAACCTTATAAAGAGCAGATACGACAGTATCGGTAGCAAGTCTCTTTGTATCAACCAAATCTTCGCCAAGAAGCATTTGTTTTGCTCTTGCCTTTACCGCTGGAGCAGAATTAGACTTGGCAAGTTGTGTCATATATGCCTTTGAAACTTGAGCAGGATTCAACTTCGTGCCCTTATTCATTGACTGCCTTACCTTATAACGGGTATCATAAGCAAGTTGCCTTGCCTGCTTTTCAATTTTTTCCTTTGCTCCAGAAGCAGGAGATCCTGTAGGTTTTTCCATTGAGAAGATTTAATTGTTACTTTTTCCTGTTTCTATTTATGAAATTCTTGATATAGGCAGTATTAGTCAACCTCATCGCGTACTCTCTGACAGCATCTGTACCAACTTCTCTTTGATTAGCAGGAACTCCAGACACATCTGTAAACCTGGTAATCTTTGTAATTTGACTTTTATTAGAAGATTCCTCTACAAGTTTTTTGAGATTCTTCATCGGAACTTCTTGATAATTTTTAGTCTCCACAACATCTTTGATCCAAGACTTGAACATAATATTGTCTTCAGTAACACAGATCAAATAGTTGGTTCCACGACGAATAATTTTACCAACAAGTCCAGTGTTAAGATTTTCTACAAGTTGACCAATCTTATAAATTTTTTCCTGAATATAATTTTCACGAAGATTTAACCAATCAAACTTAGGAGCAATTTCCCAAAGACTCCATCCCTCTTTAATATTCATAGCAGAACGAAGAGTATTGTAAAGTTCCTTTGCCTGCTTATCATTCATTGAGGAAGGAACACCTTTACGGAAAGTTTTGAAATCACCTTCTGCTGCTGCCTTTCTTTGCTTTGATGCTGACATTCCTGTTAGATCATCTTCAGCATCGGGATCTCTTTCTCCAGCAGAACGAACCTCAATATTATCAAAAGCATAAAGTTTGTTGTTATAATTTCCAGAAAGATTTTCAAACTCTTTGACTCTATCCCCACCGCCAATAATTCTTACATTCGTATATCCATCCATATGTGCCCTCTTAAGCACATCAAAGATTGTGCGATTTGTTGGATCGTTGACAATCTTTTCACTATGCTTTGGAAACATCTGTCTCATTACAGAGACCTTAGTATCAGGATCAAGAGGGTTCTTTTTCTTATCCTGACTTCTTGATGGAATAATAACATAGTCACCATCATCAGAAGATGTTGCGACCGTATCTAAAAGTTTTTCGTGTCCAGTGGTCGGTGGATTAAAACGGCCAAAAGCAATTGTAAGAGTTCCTTTTGTCTTTTCAACTTCTGGTGGAACCATTTCTGTTGGTTGTTGTGCCTGTGGTTCCTGTTGTGGTGCCGGTGCTTGTTGTGCTGTTGTTTGAGATAGTCTTTTTTCTTTATCTGACTGTGGCGGATCTTGCTGACCAATTTTTTGTCTCTTATTATAAAACTTCAATTGACCCTTTTCAGTTTTCGCAACAAACTCCCCAGTTCTTTTATCATACCATCCACCGTGACCATCACCAACAAGTCCCATACGCTGAGCTTGCTGAACAGCAGTTGACGCAGATGCCTCAGATAAAAATTGGAAAAAATTCTTCATTACTTATTTTTACAGATTTCAGTCGTTATTACTCTTTCATTTGCGACTATGTATCGCAAAATACTTGCCCTCATCTTTT